AACATCTGGTGCGGTTAGTGCTGAACCTACTCCAGGTAATGCTTTTACCCCCCATTTAATTAAAGGATCACCACTATCACCATCAGTTTGTGCAGTAACATAATAATGAGAATGTTGTGGTATATTCACTCTCTTATCTAAAATAGGTCCAATTTGAGCACTAACTTGACCGTGAATATAAAAATCAACTTCTTCAGTAATTGTTTGATTGAATAATGTTCTAACTGTACCTAGATTAAAGAAAGCACTAGTTGTTCCAGAAATACCATCAACATCACCTTCTACCTGTTGGAATGGATAAGGATCTCCTGCTGTAACATCAACACTATCAACATACCAGTATCCACCATATCCACCAACCATATTAGAATCCAATGTTGTCTGTCCTGGACCAGTTGATGGTCTTGTTTGTATAGCAACAGAAGATGGTTTATTACCATCAACACCACCAGTTCCAACCATTCTTACATTCCTGTAATCAGGTACTCTAAATCTACCTATCCAAGCACCATTAACATATCCAGTATTAACACTTGGGGTTGCAATATCATCAGTTGGCAAATCATAATTATTTCCAATAACATTCCATAAATCTGGGAAATCAGCAACATTATAATCTGATCCATCACAATCAATATAACCAGGATACCTAGCATCTCTCCTACCCATTGCTGAAGTATCAGTACCTTTCAAATCACCATACTGATCCATAGCATCAGACTCAGTTGCATGACCAGGACTTTTTAGTACACTAAGAACAGTTCCAATAGCATATCCGTCTTCTTTACTCTCCATAATCACAGGAGTAGCACCAGACTCATCAACCCATGCACCTTTCTTACTATACCAACAACCAGCTAATTCTGCTTTTGGTGGTAAATTTGCATAATTTGTTACATTCCAAGTAAAGGAATTATTAACACCTGAACCAATAGTCACAACAGTAGATATTGATTGCCCCAAACCTATAGCTATATCTGGTGTATTTTGATCATAATCATGATCTACTGCTGTACCACCAGTACAAGGAGATGTTATGTATATTTGTATAGATTGATTTATTGCAGGATCAAATGTCACAGGATTTTGAGCAGTTATTTCTGTTGGTGTACCAAAATCAACAGAAATCAATGCACCATTTGTAGCAGTAATACTAATTGGTCTATTAATTCCCGTAATTGGTATAATAGAACTAACAACAGGACTACATGGTGCTACATTAGTTGCATCACCTGGTGGTGTAAATGTAGCCTCAGTATCTGGACCAGAATTTGTAGTAATTGACCATGGAGATATTTCTCTATCACCCACTTTAATACTAGTAAATACTGATCCTAAAAATGTTGCTGAAGACTTATTAGATATTTGTATCTTATCTGTATTAGTAATAGGTGTGGGAAACACACCCCAACTAGACCATGATCCATTCCTCTCTACCCTAATTAAAGGGTTTGATCCATTAGTATTAAACAACTCAGCATTAACATAGAATGGTGGAGAGGGATACATTGTATTTCCCAGTCCAGTAATACCAGCTACTGGTCTAATATCAGATTCAATCTGTGTATCCTCTATTACATCTATTTTAGCGGGGAAAACAAAAGTATCAGGATTTGTTGATGGTAAATCACCAGTAGTTACATTCCATAAAGAGGAAGAATCCATATTATTTACAATATCACCAATATACAATGTATTGGATAGTTGTATACCTGGTTGTGCTGATGTTGTTATTGCTAACTGTAAGAATTGTCCATTCTGAATAGTTGGTTGTGAAGCAGAAGTAGCAAATGTTATAGGTGTGCCAGTACCATCATCTAAGATATCATAAAGACCATCTGTTACATAACTATTTGATGACGAAACACCAATTAAAGCATTGTCAGAAGTTTGGATAATTGCAGTATTAGGTAAACCCTGAATCTGCAGAATATTACTATAAACAAGTGTAGATACAGGAAGATCAACTAAATCATCAAAGTTTGGGAATGGAACTGGTACATTTGGTGGTGGAACTGCTGTTATAATCTTCCATGTTTCATCTCTAGTCCCAATAACAAGAGTTACTGATAACTCTATACCTACATCAACACTAGATCTTAATCGTACCTGAACTTGATCAGTATTCTTTACACTTTCTCCAGATTGTGGAACGTGCCAGTCAGTCCATGTATTAGAACCTTCACTTATTTCTTTAATGCGAATCTGATAGTTTATACCATTAGGGTTTTCATTATGCGTTGAGAGTAATGATACCATAGCCTCCGTTGTTGGAGTTAAACCACTAACAGTAACAACATTCTCCCCTTGTCTAGATCCATCTCCATATGTATATACAGTATCTAGAAGTGCATCATCTAAATCTGAAAATGGGAATGGATCTGGCGCAAAATCTTCTGCTATTGTATGAATGAACCAAACAGCAGTTTGTTCACCAATTTTAATTGTTACATTTAAAGTAGTATTCCAAGCTGAAGGTGCCTTAAATTTAAAACGAACAGTTTGCCCTTCGCTTACAAATACTGGTGAATTAGAATCAGCAAACTGATACGTCATCGATTATTTACAAATATCATAGGTATTTATGGGTCTATATTTCACGAAGTTTACGCCAATTATCATCATTATCTATTTCAACTTGAATTGGATGATTAGACTTAATCTCTACAGGTATATCGATATCAGTAATCTCTATTTCATTTGTTGTTACTGTTTCCTCAGGTGTAACAACAGGATCTTCATCTTTAATTTTGTCTCGTGATGCCGGTATATCAATGGAAAGTTGAGGATCTTGATCAATATTTATTGTTACTTGTTCAATATCGTCATCAGTTAATCCACCCAGACCTACACCATACAGTTTATATTCTATCATATTAGGTCCAATATTATTGTATATGGGAGTATGAATTGATGAATACTCACTGTACTGTGTAAGTGGAAGATTGTCTATAATCTCATAATCACTGGATGTACCATCAAGATAATAATATTTTGCTAATACTTGATGAGTAACAGTACAATTTTCAGATGTTGCTGTAAAATTAATACTATCCCCATAGTCTACTGTTGGATCAACACTTAATGATACTTCTGGTGGTTCTACTACAGTAATAGTAATCTGATCAGAATCTAATCCACCCAAACCAGATACTTGAATCGTATAAGTTGTAGTTGATGTTGGTGATACTGTATAACCTCCAGAATTAATAGGAATAGTTCCAGCAACAGGAGATAAATTTGCTGTATCAGCATCACCAGTCGTAACCCATGATAAATCACAGGATTGCCCTAGTATAATAGTATTATTTACTGCATCACTACTTATTGTTACTTCTGGTGGGATCCAAACAGTTACACTTTGATTTGCCGAAGTTGTCCCACCATTACCAGCAACCAGTAATTCATATACTGTAGAATATGCTGGATTTACATTCATACTACCTGTATTACCAAGATTACTACCAACATTACTAATACCAACTGAATTAATATCCCCAGAAGCACTCCACGATAAATTTACATTTTGAGAATTCTTAATTAACTGTGTTGGAGTAGCAGTAAAATACTGAATCACCGGAGGACCATATTCATACGACAATGTATAATATCCGTTCGACCAGTTAGCATATCCTGGATAATACCAAATATGCCCTGTTCCATTCCAATATCCAGAATTGCCACCAATACCAGCATATCCATTAGTAGTAGTCGCTCCACCAAGTCCACCAGAACCACCAGCAGTAGATCCACCACCACCGCCTCCACGATGCCCTGCAGGAGCATTCCCGCCACTTCTCCAACTAGGACTGCCAGAAGTACTACCACCACCAACACCACGCCCAGCAGAATAGTGTGGGTGTCCATAACTAGTATCATCTCCATGCCTACCAGCTCCTCCACCACCACCAAGCCAACCGATATAACGATTTAATCCACCATCATATACAGCAGAAGCACCACCACCTCCACCACCAGCACGATGTCCATTACCACCAGAAGCTATCGGAGACCACCCACCAGATCCACCTGGATTATGAGGACCAACACCATTACCACCAGCAGCACCAGTATAAAAACTTAATGTATAAGCATAACTTCTAGTAATAATACCAAAACTACCTGTTCTCCCAAAACCACCAGAACCACCACCAACTCCTGGTGTGTGACTACTACCACCAACACCAGCAGCAACAATATATCTTACATTTATTGCACCAATTGGTATAGTATGTGAATATGATCCTGGAGAATAATTTGAAAAACTTGGCATATTACTTTTACTCTACATTTCTTGAATATCACGCCAAATTTCATCATCTTCTAATTCAACCTGAATCGGATAATCAGATTTAATCTCAACAGGTATATCTATACTAGTAACCTCTATAGTTGTTGTTACTGTAGAATCTGGTGTGATCACAGGATCTTCATCTTTATATTTATCTCGCGATTCTGGTACGGCAAACAATGGAGATTCATCAATATTGATGAGA